TAATATCGTATCCATTGTGGCTAGACACATCGATGAATAGGTCGTTTTTTTTCATTTGTTTATTTTCCTTTCGTTTTATGGCAATGCATTAGGCCATTGCTCCTTCATCATTGTGCATGATGTAGTATTTTGGTTTTTCGGTCGGACGAGAACCTGCAATTCCATTGAAAATCGTATTATTAATGATTTTGATCATTTCTATTGCTCCTTCCACGCATCATTCATCTGTTTAACTGCTGACTCAACAAATGTGTCCAAGTCCTTGTCAGTCATGCTGATATTGTACTTGCTAAGCTCTGTACGGATTTTAGTTCGTGCTTGCTCCAGCTTCTCTTCGCCTTTATAGCCAGTTTCGGTTGCTACCTGCTCAACCGCATTGACTGCGTTTTTGGCCAAGATTTCAACAATCTTGATGGTCTTTTCTCCACCCTTTTTGACAAGAAAATCCTTAATCGATTTGACTACGATACCAGCTAGGATAGTCAAGATTCCAGTTGCTGAAGCAATAATGATTTCAGTAATTTGTTGCATGTGTTATTCTCCTTTATTTTTATCTTCGTCTTTTTCAAGTAAGCGCTGAAACGCTTTTAAAATCGGCTGAAAAAGAGTGACATTTCCTTTTAATTTGCGGTAATTTTCAATGAGTGATTGAAAAGTAAATGCGATGTACCCGAGATAGATTGAGTACAAGAATGCAAAACCTGTCTTTTCAGGCAACAAAACGGACATCGGAATGAGAATCATCAGCAAGAGAACCCCTAATATTTTGCGAAGTAGCCCATTGATGCCGATTTTGCTCTTGTACTCAATTTCTGAGTTTACGATAGCTGCAATTGTCCCTGTGACAAAATCAATGATTTCCATCGAGACAATCAGTGCTAGAGCGTACAATACCAAACCATCTTCTGTTTGAATGAGGCTTCTAAAAAAATTGAAAAATTCAATTTGCATATCCACCTCCTACTCTTTATGTTCATCTGTTTCTAGCTCTGCCAAAATAGCATCTTCTATCTTATAACGCAGTTCTCGCAACTCTTGTTCATGTTTACGCATGCTACTACGATTTTTAGCGTACAAATCCGGGTCATGCAGTGTTTCAGATGTTGTTGAAACAGCTTCATTGTCTGTATTGACTACAGTAGTTTTGACCAATTTTTGTTGGTCGCCATCTTGTGCGAAAAATTCAGCTACTAGCTGACGTGTTTTAGTGACTTTTAGCATTGTCATTTCCTCCTTTATAAATTAATTATCCGTTAATAATTAGGGATTTTTTACGATTGTTATATTTTAAATGATACGTTATCAAAGCTGAGCCATGTAGCGTCAACGTTATTTTTTACAACTATTTCTCCCGATGTTAAAATACATAAAACCGCGACTGTAAAATCATCGTTGAGCGCAAAAACGTAAGTTGAATGTAACGGTCTAAATCCCACTGGTAATTGAGCTATAACCGTTCCGTAAGCTGTCTTTCCTTTCGTCCCAACTCCACGCAAATACACCACTCCATCGAACGACTTAGAATATTGTACATTATTGTACTGTTGATGATGTTGCCACCCATTTTGTAGAGGAAGATTCTGCCAAGGTGTACCTTGAGTGTATTTTTGAACATCATCTTTCGTAGCAAGATACTTCCAAGGCCTCCATGTTCCATTAGTTTTAGCTCTAACGGCTCCTATCTCGCCTCCGAAATCATAAGCTACTTGCACTACCCAGTTATCATTGTATTTAAAGACCTGCACATGTTTCCAACCATTGCCCCCTTGAGGAGAGTTTGATAGATTATAACCCATGTATTGACCTGAATCTGTGTAATTATTCCAATCAATCTCAGCGCTCAAGGAGCTTCCTCCATTTTTTGTCAACTGATGTTGCTGAATGGGCTTGTTGTCTGCGTAGATGTTGCCCTTGACATCAAGAGCGCCCTGCTCACGAATTTTGTTGACCCCAACTCCTGACCTGTCATAAGACAAGACTACGCTCTCTGTGGCCACGTTGACCATGAAATCAGACCGTGTGAATTTGTCCTCTAACGTGCCTATGACAACCCATGACTGATTAGCTAGATAATTACCTGCAAGATTAGCTTGTGAATTGACTAGACTTGAGATACTTGTCCATGCTCCAGTAGCTTGTCCTGTATCCGCTTGAAAATTAGTAGTACCAAGTCTTGCAACTTTGAAAGTCAAGCTCATTGAGTTCTTTTGACTCCCTGATACTGTCAGAGGTGCAATCTTGGCATTTCTTGTGACCGTCAATGTGCTAGATGTTGAACCTGTTCTTGCTATGCCAAAACTCAAAGCAGGGGCAAAATACTCAAGCACGGTCACGGATACCTCTCTAGCATCAGACCAACGGCCACGACTATCAGACACGCTCGCTCTGATTTTGATGGTGCCGTTATAGTTCATAATGCCAAGACTTCCACCGTTTGAGCTTGTGGATTGGTTTTTGCCGACAATCTCAGCATAGTATCCAGTGATGGATGAGCTGTAAGAACCAGCTGCGCCATTAAAAGCAACCTTTATATTAGAGATTACCTGAATGAACGTGTTGCCGCTTGGGATAAGGTTCTGTGCTGCAGAGTTCAAATCTGACAATGTGATACCTGAAAATGTAGGCTTGAGATTAGCTGGCACGCTTGCCGTGAATGGGGCTGACTGTGTGCCTGTCTTAGTAGAGCCTGAATAAGTATCAACGTAGATTATCCCCGTTCCGCTCGATGAGTTGGGAATGTCGTTTGCAAAGTCGAGAGGGATCATCCACGCTGTGGATGTGTCTACATTCGTTGCAATCGTCCCTGACTTACCTGCCCATGAATAGCGCACCGTATGCTTGAAGCTTGAACTTTGACGGTTAATATTGATAGTAACCGAACTACCAATAACTCCAGCGCTCACGCTTACAGAGCTAGAGCGTGGTATAGTCGTCAGGCTAAGGCTTGCTGATACTGTGATAGTTCCATGCAAGCCATTATTAGGATTGAACGTACAAGAAATAGGGAGCGTTTTAGTCCCGTCTGCATTGTGGCTGATTGTGCTTGAGCCACTAGCAAGAGTGTACTCCTCGCCTGATGTCTCCCACGTCGGATAGCTGTAATGCACGTTACTACCGTCTAAATTGAGAGACAACGTACTGTCTCCTTGATGGTTATAAGTGTAATAGGCGCCTGTCCTACTAACTGTCATCCGCCAGTTAACGGTTGAGGTGTTAGCTGTGATACTCTGAGAGCCCTGTTCTACATAGACATTGAGATACAAGCTCCCACTTGAATTACTAAACTTGGCCATTTTTTCCTCCTTTTAACCTACATACCTGATGACATTCATGTCAGGGTTGATATGATACTGTTCCTCTCTAAAACGTCCAATTTGGATAGTTTTAGAGAAAATCCCGTTTTCAATGTGGATTACTCCTTGACTGATGTACATAACCTCTACACCAGCGCTAAACATAGAAATACGGCCATTAGGGTTGAACATCATACTAGAGCTACCATCGTTCTTACCAATGATAAGACCCTCATTACTAGAGCTCATATAAGTATCAATGAAATTCCAGCGGTCAGATAATTCTCCAAGATCCTTAGCAATGTTAGAAACACGCTGACTAGCTGAAATCAAATCTTTCTCAGCTTGCGCCCTCGCTGTCTCGTTGGCCTTAACAAAGTCCTTGTAAGCCTTTATCCAGTTATCAAGCGTGTCAGCGCTAGCCTTGGCCTCAAGCTCAGCTTGGATAATTCCAGCTTTCTCATTGAGAGCGTTGAGCTGTTCTTGAGTTAGCCCTTGGTCGGCTTTAGAGTCTATATCCCTCTGAACATCTTCGGGAGCTTCTGAAAAGTCTGTAGAGACTGTTCCTACCTCTACTTTTGGAAAGGCAATCCAGACAGTTGCGGCGGTAAATATGTGTAAAATCAGATCATTACTTGCATTGGAATTTTCTTTTTTCGTCAACTCGATGTCATAAAATTTCCAATCCGTAGTCAGCGAGACACCTTGCATAGTATTTCTATACCCTGCTCTAGCTTGAAAATTCGTATTATTGACAGTAGATTTTGCCCAAAAACTGAAACGAACAGATTTATTTTTCATCTCGTCAGCGGTGCCCAAACGTGTATCCCCACCGGTTCTAAACGTAACTTTTTGATTAGTCGCCTTACCGTTATAAGTAGATACAATTTTCAAAGTATTAGCTCCTCTGAATTTGCTATTAGTATCTATGCTTAAGGTAAGCTGTCCTTGTGTTTGCTCCTGACTATCATCTAAAAAGTAAGTTGAGTATCGCTCTCTTAGACTACGTTTGAATAGTGAATTAAGAAAGAGATTCCTTCCACCAACCTCAACTTTAGCCCAACGATCAGCCCATTTGTACTTCGTTTTATCTGAACTATCAAGCTTCTCATAATCTGAATAATGACCAAAATAACGCTGCCCGTTATCTGTCATTGTTAAACCAGAACCATCCGCATTGTCAGAATAAGCCATATGCGTGTACTGTGTACGGCCGTCCGCTCCTCTAACTCCAGGGATACCTTGGTCACCTTTCGGACCTTGCAAACCTTGGATACCTTGTAAGCCTCGTTCTCCTTGAAGTCCACGTTCCCCACGCTCTCCTTTTTCTCCTCTGTCACCTTTGGAACCTTGGTCTCCCTTGTCGCCCTTTTGGCCATTCTTACCATCGGATACATTTACTAGTGAGATTTCGTCAACTGCGACTTCTTCATTGTCTATGTAAGCTGCAACAGTCAATGTGATTACGCCAGAAACATCTCTACCTCTAGCTGTGTATGTCTGACCAGTTGTTACAATCCCATTTAAAGACCATCTCCAGCTCACGCCAGCGGTTATTAATTTCCCACCCTTATATAGTGTAGGAGTGATAACACTTTCACCAGCTTGATTTTTAAAGATGATTCCATTGCTAGTAGATAGCTTGATAATGTAAGGTTTAGACTGCTCAAATAAGCGCTCAAGAGCCTCTTGTATTCCGTCTGATAACTGATTTTCAAAGGCTTTAAAGTTTGAAAATACTGTTTTGTTACTTGCTGGATTTGAAAAGCTGATTTTCTGTTCAGTAACTCGTGCTTGAACTACCAGCAAAGGATTGAATCCTGAATCATGAATTTTGACTGTATCGCCGATTTCAACATCGACAAAGCCATCGACTTCATAAGTGATTGCTGGATAACAATGTTTTTTCAGTTCATTGTATGCTAGACGTCGCAATTCTTTTGGATCGTCAGTATCGTAAGAAAAATCTTTTCTTGTGTACTGGTCTAGTTCACCTGTTGAATGTGTGAATGTTGATGGATATAGCTGCATAGAGATAGGTGCAACAAGATGAGCTCCTAATTGATAAAATTCACAAATTCCATCCTTGTTATACTTTTTCCACTCGTCAAGACCACTTATTGTAACAACTTCTTCAACTTCCTCACCTTTATTATTTTTAACTCGTCTTTTTCCTGTTGGTTTGATTAAGTTAAAAATGCCAGTTTTATCAACTTTTCTAGTGATAGAATTAATATTTTTGCCATATTTTAACTGTATATCGTTTCTGATACGGCCTACGCCTTGATGGTTGTCATCGTTTTCATGATAGACATTGATAGCGAATTTCTTAATTGTACTGTCAGCGTTTAACTGTGTATCAAATTCAATCTCAGCATCAAAGCGTTTGGCTAGGCTTAATAGACGGGCCAGTTTGGTTTCTTGCCCCTCCCATTCCAGAGTACGCTTGTAATCTGAAATTTCATTGATGCCGATGGATAGGTGAGTATAGTTTAACAAGCCCATAGCCTCACAATATTCAGC